CCGTGCCGGGTACTACGTAATAGACAGCGCCGGATGGTGCGGTTAGCATCTCCCAACTCTTATAGTTTGAATAATCAATTGCCCCTAAATTCACTTCCATTTTACACGCTCCATGATCCCTCTGGTGCTAACGGCCACAGCCCGAGAGCATCGTTTAAATCTCTCGCCACATTTATCCGCACTGGCCCGTTAAACCTGGCGAACGCGCTCTTACACTGCGCCTCCCAATCTGATCTCTCTTGCTGATAATCTAACCCCTTAGATCTTAGGTATGACCATCTCATACCCTCGATCATAAGATCCTCATCAAAAAGTATTTGATCGCCGTCGTTTAACTTGGCATTGGCCGCTTGGCATGGGTAGTCCTCCGTGTACACTGTCCACGTAACCGTGCCGTCTGTCTGTGTGCCAGTTGCTACGCTCGGCCTAGTTGTGCCGCTCGTGCCCGCCGTTGTTACAATGTAAACGTAACCGTTGCCCGCTCTGACATCTCCTAATGAGTACACAGTGGATGCTACCCAATCACGCGGCCACACCCAATTACAAGATACGTAACCCAAAAAAAGCTCGTCCGTATTATTAACCCCGGCAGGTTCAATCTTGAAACCATCCGCGAGATCTCTTAGAGTACGGTGCAGTGGAGTATAGATATTGAGTAGGCCCTATCAGCCGATAACCTTTGCGAGTTTGTAAGCTAACTATTGCAAACTCGCTAAAAGTGAACGCCGCATCTGATAGCGGTCCCATCATCGGCCAGTTATTACCGACATCCCATTGAGATGATTCTAAAATCCGGTAAAAATCGCCGGGTAGTTGATAATTGCGAACGCCCGTCGCAGTGTTAAATTTGTATCCGCGCTTTAATTGCGGCCATTGATACGGTCGATTGCGGAGATTGTCGCCGACGTATTGGAGGAGTGAAAGATACTGCTGTTGTGCGGGTTGAGCGACTGCCACGAACGAGCTAGGGGCCGGTACATTTATTCTGTGACAAAAATTTTGTAAGATCTCTTTGATCGTTGACACATCGGACCCGCCAAAATAAACCAATCTCTGATCACTACTTGACTGTTAACGCTTGCGCATCAAGTTTTGCCTTAGCCTCTGCCGCAGTTGGTAAGATCTCTAGCTGTTGCAAGTTAGCCACATACTCCGTAATCGCTGTAATTACTGCCGAGTGTGTGGCTATCGCCGCGTCTACCTCATTCTGTTTTCCTGCGGCGCTACAGCCGCAAAGCAACAAAACAAAAAGTAATCTTCTCATTTCTCAGCTCACTGAAATCATTGCCCAGTTATATGTAGAGGTCTCTCCGACAGCGCTACATTTTGCGGTGAAACTCACTCCCGCAGAAATTGAGGAAACGAATGGTGCTCCTACTCCAGCGGTGCCAGAGATCGTGCCCGGAGCGAATACGATAGTCATGCCTGTTACGGATGCCGCAGTAGTTGCGACCACGACACCGGAAGTACCGTTACATGTAAATGTGCCCGCCGTTGCCGCCGCGCCGCCGCCTTTTACTGTGATTTTTTTCCCGCAACCGCGAGAGTTAGGTTACCGCCGCTCGTGCTATCACTCACAAGATCGCCGGTGGCCTTTACGGTCCAGCGAGTAAGCGGAGTGTCTGAGCCGTCTGGCGTAGTCTGTAACCGTATTGCTCCGGGCATATCCGACACGCCGGGAGCGCCATCGACAAACCCTTCAATCTGCGCGCCCTGCGTAAACCCAGAACCATCAGATCCGATAAATCGGAGTGTCCCAATCGCATCACCGTCAGTTAGTATTGTGTAGCTAGTTGGTCCCGTTCCCCGAGTCTTGTAGTAGGTGGCTGACGCCCCTTGTACATCGGCCCCGTACCGGAGGACAACAGCGCTATAGCTCCACACCTGATTCCACAACAGATCTTGCGCTCCTAGATCATAGGTATTATTTGCCGCCGGAAGAATGTCAGAAGAGTAAACTCCAATCTGCGGGAATGTCGCGCACAATTTTCTGGCCTGCGCAGCCGGGAATGTGCCAGTAAGAAGTTTGCCACACGCGTCCGCATAGGCGGAGGATGAGAGTAGCGCCGATGCCAAACACGCGATAACTAATTTATTTAATTTCATAATCACTCTGTAAATTTTAAATCACTTTTGCCCTTGCGCCCGGATGTTTTGATCGGTTGACCCTTAAGATCCACAAGAGCGGAGTCCAGGTGCAATCTCATTGCGGAGATCTCTGCTTTCGCTTTCTCCAACTCCGCGTGTAGCAATATTACTTGAGGAGATGTCTTATTAGATATCTGCGCCTTGCAGTACGATCTCGCAAAATCTCGTAACTCAAAACCGTTCGCAAGATTTCCGCACAAAACATCTGATGCATCCGCTAACTGCTCGACAGTGTGGCACCCTAAATATTTTAGCTCGGTCGCAATACTCGGCCCAATAAACTGCGCCTCCTCAACCGGGTACCCCATCGGTGCGGTTTTCCCATCGCGAAATGCTTTGTACTGCTTAAAAAACATGCGCCGATGCCATGCGGTCGCATACTCATCAACTATATTAGGATCTCCCGGAGTAACAATATTAACCATCTCCTTTGTGACCTCTCTCACTCCCGTTTCGACTGGAGTGGAAGATCCGGTTTTCTCATTTATATTTGCCTTGGTCGTGTAGACCTCGGTAAACGTATGATTGTAAAACCGTACGAATTGCCTTTTGCTATTTCCGCGTAGCGGTTTCCCCGCCTCGTACGTCGACATATCAAAGTCAGACTCGAGTGTCGCGGAACCGAACGTGGGAATTGCAGAGAGTGGAGAGTTATTCATTGCTATCATTACCCCGGGATAAAATTATCGAACCCAACCAAGCCGTCGCCATGATGTGCACGCCGTTGCTGCTTGAGTAGTCACGGTCACGGTGGTCTTGAGTCCAGCAAGTACAGTAGTAGCTGCATCATCAAGCACGCCCGCCGTTGCTGTTGAGTACAACAATGCTCCGGCTGTTGTGTTTGCGGCCAAAACCTTAAACGCGCTCGCATCAACGGGGTTAGTATTAAATGGACCAACTAGACCCCAAAAGTACTCACTCGCCGCAACCGTAAATTGCGGAATACAAGCGAACCCTCCAGCTGTGCCTAGCGCGTCTGCTGTTGTGGTTGTAGCCTCTTTCGCGGCTCCCGGACTGGTCCCGCTACATATTGCGTACGCCGCAATAGCTACAGCTGTTGCCTGGCAATATTGCCAAGTTGCGCCACCCGATTCATAAGTATCGCCAATCGCAAAGACTGCGGTCGTACCGTCAGAAGAAGTTAAATTAGGACTTGCGTGTATCATGATTTTTTTCCTGAAATAAAATTATTAAGAGTCCCACATTACAAAACAGAGACCGGTGCCATTCGAGGTGAATTGCCCAATGCCTACAGTTATTGCAACATCTACGAGCTGATTAACTGACACCCTCTGTTGTACGGGCTGAAAGTTATAATTTTTGTACATGCGAAACGCTACGTTATCGAGTCGGATACCGTAACAACGATCTGACGCAATGCGAGCAAGTCCACTAAAGACTTTCCCGTTTGCGTTAACCATCGTCATTCCCTCGATCACAATATTCTCAAAGTTCGCCTCTAGCATATCTTTGTTTTGAGTGAACCTCTGCTTAGCGCTCATCGCGTCGCATGCCGAATTAAAAATGCCCTGTCCTGCTAGGCACAACTCTGGCCCGCCCTGTCGGAGTACGGTATTTTTTGAATATCGGAGTCTCGATTCGACGTTGCTCGAATCAGTAAGTCCAGTGAATAAAGTAGGTGCATCAATCGAGCTGTTGCGAATTGAGCTATATGATGCTCGTGAGAGTCCACCATAAGATCCCGAGGTTACGCTCGTCACAATGTAAGACTGGATACCGGCAAAATCCTTACCGCCCGATCCTGTGCCGTCGCCCTGTAGCTGACTCTCCACCTCATTGTAGAGACTATCGTCCGCAGTATCATTTCTCTGCGCGAGGAGATTCAAAAACTCTGCCTCGCCCTGATTCTGCGCGCGCTCTAGATCATTAATAACCACCGGCACAACAATAATCTTTGGAGCATACTGAAAGCCCGTGATTGTTTGGTTGTATCCGATTGTGATCTCTTCGCTCGCATCAATGTTCTGAACATACGAGTTTTGAGCGTATCTGATATCTTCCCAAATTTCGCGGCCGCCGTTGATTACAGTTACGCGGCCCTTTTTTCTAACATGTGGAGAAGGGGGCTGTTGTCAGAGACCATGTCACTTGGTTTTTTTTCTCTGTGCTCGAATGTGGTTGCTTGAAGTTCGCTTAGTCCTGCCATAAAAGTATACTCACGCTATAGGAGTGATTAGATCACTCTTGGTTTTTTAATTCGGCGGATGCGTGCATTAACGCCTCTAAAGTTGTCTTGAATCGCTTAGTGCCGTTACCATCCGCTGATCGGCTGCTACTAGATGGGACACTAGATGCTGCTCGTGCTGATTTTTGTAGATGTGTTTGCGTGTTTTGAGACCTCGGTGCGAGAGAGTCGTCAACAGATCCGCCATAGAATTTATATGCTTCTGCATAGTAAGTTTCTAACGGCGCATTTGGGATGCGACTTTGCACGCTCGCGATAAACTGCCTGGATAGATCAGAATTACCGCCGACGAGGGAACCAATTTGAGATGATAGTCGCAGACCTGATTCAGTATTATTGATATCCGGGTATTTTGCGACACCTCCCGCATTCGTCGCGGAGGAAAATACATCAAAAGCGTTGACATAAACAGCGCCAACCTTTTGATTCTCTTCATCCGCTATTCTCTTTTCTAGTGCGTCTATCCGAGATTGTAAAGGGGTTATCGTTTCCGCGATGTTTCGAGATTCTTTATTTTCTTCCTGCGTTAACTCCCGAGGTACGTCTAACCCTTTTGCGCGCAATATCTGCGCAAGCGCTTGCCTCGGATTATCATCAATCTCATTAATAACTTTTAACGCCTTCAAGAGTTGTGAGTGTGTTGGCTCTTTATCTCCGCGCACTTTCAAAAACGGCTCAACCTGTTTAACTAGATCCCTCGACCATTGCAATTCCGCAGACTCTCTTTTTATCTGCTCGAGCGTTCCCATGCGAGACTTGTGCAATCTCAAGTTCGCCTCTTGCGATTTTCGGGAGCTCGCGCGGAAGTCATCCTTCTCTTCTCTCGAGTATTCCGCCGGTGCCTCTAATGCAGGGGCATCTTTCGTAATTACTTTTACCTCATTTCTCTCGGTGACTATGGCCCGTCGCGGCTCTCGCTTCGGAGCTTCTTCTTCTTTATCCTTGGCGGCTGCCATCGCCACCTCCAGGGCATCTCTAGTAGATAGCCCCTTTGGCTCCTCTACTTTCTCTAGATCTTCTGCTACCTCGGGCGGTTCTTTATTTTCTAACGTATTTTCTGAGTCGTCTTGATTTGTCATTTCGTTTTTTTCCAGCGATATTAAAAGCATCCACTCCGGTCGCCTTGGTTATTCTTTCGTTCTCTTCATCGCAAATAGCTTGAGTCTCTTCGGATATTTTGGCAGACCCGTTATCAATAGCCGCTATGGCTTTTTGTTGCGCCTCTTTTATATCTTGGAGTCTCTCGTAATCCCGCTGACGTTTTTGCGTTGGGCTAGGAGGGATTTTCTTATCTGTGGTGATCGTTCCCGTTTTCTGATCGAGTGCGTTTAACTCACTCCTCGACTCGGTCCACTTGCACGCGCCCGGGTGATAGTAAGCGGTCTTTAGAGTGTCTTGTATTATAGCGGGAGCGCAGCCGTAACTAATCGGCCTAGCCGGAGGTTCTTGCGTCATGCATTTTGCCTCCGTATCGTACCAAAAACATCCACGAGATCCCTCACCGTATATCGGGGGCCAATCACTTTCATTCTCGTGTCCACGCTGCAAGATCTTTGACTTAATTTTTTTGTCCATAATCCTTATATTATTGGCACCGTCTGCACCGGCTGAATGATACTCGTTTGGGGAGCCGGATTAGGCGCGTTAATAATCGTAGGCCCCGCCACCGCCGGTGCTGGAGGGGATGGGATTACTACTACCTGCGGGCCTCTCTCCCTCGTGCCCCCGCTAGTTATATCGTTAGCCGCCAACGCCTCGAGCCGTTGATTGTCGGCAAGTTTGTTTTGTATTTCGACTCCGGCCTTTTGCTCCTCGAGCCTAAAATTTAGCACGGCCAATTGTCCCAACAACTGATCGCGCTGTGCTTTCAGGTTGAGATCCAACTGCATAAATGCCGCGTCATTTTGCGCCTCAAAGTTGTCCACCTGCACTCTTGCCATCTCGGTCGCTGTTTTTTGCTGACTGGCCTCCGCGCGCATTGCAAACTCCTGTTGCCGTAATCCAAAATCCGCTTGTGCCTGGTTAAACGGTGCCGGTTGTTGACTCGATAGCTCTATCACCTGATCAATGGCTTGTGTAATTTCCTGTTGAAATAATTTTCCTTGCCGAAAACCTTGCACTAAGAATTTAAGAGCGTGCAGATCTACTCCTACTAGGGCCGGAGAGCTACTCGCAACAGCGGCCACTTTTTCGATTGCGCTAGTTAGGGTATTAACGAGTTCGATCCTCATTGCCTTATCGTACTCTTCGTTTAGAGCAATCGTAGAGTCCGTTTCTAATTCAACACGAAAACGTTTTGTGTCCTCTCTTAGTAGCGAGAGAGCCGCGCGGTATCTCTCTTGATGCTCCGGCTCCATTGTTTGCGGCATAATGTAATCATCAAGGCTCTCATCTTTAAAATTTTTGAGCGCCATCTCGCACATTAATTGATAACAACCGCGTACGAACTCTTGCATTTTGCGCTGAGGTTCCGCCAATTGGTTTAGCGCGTATTTCTCCGTCATCTGCCTCTCGCCAAACGTGCGCTGAGTTGGATCGCTAATGAGGCCCTGCAGCAGATCGCTTGTCCCGGTTAATCGGTATAATGTGTTGAGCCTCTGATCTAGTGCGGCGTACGCTTGTGATAGCGCGGTAATCATCTCTTGCACTGGTACGTATTGCACCACACCGTTAATAGATCCACCTGCACCGGATAGACTTTGGGCGAGATTAGTCACACCAAACGCATCGCCTACTGCGGCCTCGCCTAACGCCTCTTGTAATCCTTCAACCGAGTTATCAAATAATAATCTTGGGCGGATTGCTCGCGTCAGCGCCATCATGCCCGTAAATATCCCGTGGATATCCTCTAGTATTTCGTACAGTTGAAAATACTCTGGAATCGGAAGGAACTCGTCCGTTGCCTGGTTCATGACCATCGGGTCTGGCATCGGGAACACTCCCTCCAAGTTATAGATCCCGTTACAATCCTCTCCACTCCCTGCCTCTAGGTACTCACTATCTGAGGGATACGTTGCCGCGAGTGGTGTTATTAACTCACTACCTCCCTCTATTAGGTAAGCGGTTTCTTTCAAGTATTTATCCCAATACTCAAACACCGCGATGCTCTGCTTTTTTGGGCTTGCCGAATCGCTCCCTGTCGTATCATCCGCGCCTCTGGTTAGTAGTGCGGGAGCGCCAAAGATATCTTTGAACTCGCGCTCGGAGTAGTACTTTTTAAACGCCACGCGCTTGCATCGTTGCCAACGCCTAACGTCTGGATCGACATAAAAATCTCGATAAAAAACCGGCTCTAATATAATGCGCTCATTGGTAACGTCGATGGTCTCGGAGTGCTCGACAAAATAACCGGTATCATCTTGCCCCATGTCGCCCTTAACGACCTCTTCTCCCGCGCCGTCAAAAAAAACGACACCGCTCTCGGTCTCTCTCGGCGTAACGTACTCTTTTACCGGAGCCTTAACCTCCTCTCTCTCGTAATATGCACGCACCTGCCCGACGTTAGTGACCAAGAAGTCGTCCCGCGCGCTAGATAATACGTCAAAAAAATCAAAGTTCCTTGGCAAATTTTGGGAGAGCCTCTCTAAAATTATCGCCGCCGTGGCTCCAATATTATCATTGCCATCTTGTGTAGTATCTCGCCCGATAGGTATACCAACGCGGCTGAGTAATAGAGGTTGTCGTATTTTAAAAATGGAATACCACGCTGGATATTTAGCGCGTCTACGAGTCCCATTAGGAGATACGGACCAGAGCTGGTTATTTTTATTGCGGCGCTTGATCTCTTGCCAACTCATATCCGCAATTTTGAGCCAAGACTCTCTCGCCTTAGTCGAGTCCTCGATAAAGCATTTAACCTCTTCCAGCGTGATTTTGCTCATGTCATCCTCTCGGCTAATTGTGCCGCTATAAACTTTTTCAAAGCTTCGCCGTCTGCTATTTTCTCAAGCTCTCCGCTGAGACCTTGATCGTTACTACCCCGTCATACATACGGCCAGACAACGATAGTTTTAATCCGAGCTTCTCCAATACCCGCAACTTGTCCCCAACCGGTACCGAGAGAGAGAGAGTCCTCCTCTTGTCAGCCAAGTACTGGTCGATCCGCCGAATAGTCTCGAGGTCAGAAGCGTGCATTCTTATCCTTTTTTAGCAATCCTCGCATTGTTGTCTTGCTGCTAAAAATCCCTCGGCTCAGTTTTGTTTCAAGCGGCTCCCCGATATCTTTTATCACGGCGTGCGCCATACATCCATATCGGATCGCGTCACATGCGTGAGTAGTTTCTCCGTGTTCCGCCGCATCCTCTCGTTTCGCGTCGCTCGCATGGCGCGGTAATGCCGGGAGGGAGTCTCTAGCTTTTTTACAGCACGCGCAAAAAAACACCATAGGGGTTCTGTCCGTTTCGCTTCCGTTGATCTGGATGCCTCTTAAGCGCGCACGGAGTTGCGCCCATCCCACAACTCTCGAGGTATCAGCGCGCGTGAGCACACACCCCGCGTCTCTAAATGTTTCTTCGATTCCGTAGCCGCCCATGGACTGGAACGGTTTTGAGTCTGTGAGGGTTGGAACTTTTCTGGCCCGCGCCTCGGATCTCTCTAGTATACCGTCCGCCATCTCTCGATTAGTTAGCCGCAAGCCTTTTGACTCGTCCTCTGGATCGCAGATATACCACTCGCTATAATACAAGAGCGCGCCGCGCGGAAACCATCTCTCTCGCCCCTCGTCATCCTTAAACGGCTGTCCGTCCGAGATTGCAATCCAGTAGCACACTGCCGGATCGGCCACTCCCCAATCGTAAGTCCGAACCGGAACCACCAATGTGGAGGATAAAAATCTGTCACGACGTGGCGATCCTCGTCAAACTCCGGAAAAAAATCGCCCGTTGGTGCATCCCAATCTCCCTCATCTAAGGCCTTGGCGATAGCGCGGTCATCCATCCCCTCCATGCGGCCACGGTGCGCCTCAAGATCAATAGAGCCGTTGTCCTCGGCTTTGGAGGGTATGTACTGCCGTAAAAATCCGTGGACTTTCTCAACTTGAAATTCTTCTCGCGCGCGCACAAAGTGACGGCGAAAAAATCCGACCGACGCTCCAATAGGGTTAGCTGTGTATAGGATTAGCGGTAGTTTGCGCCTCCACTCCGGAGGACAAGATGCCCTAAACTCTGGAGTCATGCGGACCCAAGCCCGGAAGAATTTGATCAGACGCTCAGAGATTTGGGTAGCCTCATCAATAACGAGTACATGTTTTTCAATCCCTTGCGCTGAGCTAAACTGTCTCTCGTCTTGGCAATGCAAAAAGCTGATCAAGGATCCCCTGGGGAATTGCACATTATCCTCAGTGACGCGCACAAGTTTAGCCGCGATTAACGGCGCAAGAAGTGCGCTAAAGCCGGATGGCCCGTGCACATGATTTTTTAAAATGTCGGCGTGTTTTTTGCGGATCAACACGCACTGAATACCCGGACACGCTAGGCACAGGCAGATGAGAATTACTCTCGCTAGGTGAGACTTACCGCCCTCTGAGGCTCCCCCGAATAATATCTCTGTTGCCTCTGATGTGACAACGCTCATCTGTCTCGGCCACAACTCGAGATCTAGGCCGATCATTTATTTTACTTTTGTGTTGAGGTTAACAACGACGGAAGAGTCGCCGGAGTGCTCAAGCTCTTGCTTATCTCGCCACCTATCCGGCTGCCGATTTTTGAGCCAAAATATACACGCGGTAGTATCAGGGGGCAGTTCTTCGAGGCACGCGACGACCCCGTCTTTAAATGGTTTTTCCACGGTTCTTTTAAAACCGAGCGCTCTTTTTCTTAGCGCCTGCTGTATTTCACCGCTATCAAATTTCTCTTTTTCTCTCTTAAGGGTTTCTTTTAAGTCCGGGTATATATGGCTCCAATCAGTGATTGTGGCCTCGGCAACACCTAACAGTTCTGCGATTTCAGCATTTGTGAAACCGAGTTGGCACGCTCTCGCGACCTGTTTTAATAATCGCGGTGTGTATATCGGAGGTCTCCTCCCGCCTTTATTTCCTACCGAGTTTTTGTTGCCGATCTTCGACATGTTTTTTTATAGATTGGTTAAGTAGCGCGCCCATTTTGATTTCCGTTTTCGCGCGGCACCCGTCAAACTTTCGCGGATAGAAATTAACTCTGCACATCGGCGTTGTATTGCGGGGGCATCGAGATCTAGATTGTCACATAACCACAAAAAAGAGAACGGTGTGATTTCCACACTTTCAAACAGCCATTGCTCGGCCTCTCTGCGGTGTACTTGGGAGCACATAGCGTCGGCGTTTTTTGGATCGGCGATTGCGTCATTAATAGCTCGCGATAGTACGGCTGCTAATAGTGCTCGGTCTACAGATCCTGGGAATATGAGAGTTGGATCTACGTCTAGGCAATCCAAGTTTCCGAGTTTTTTATTCCCCAATATTCTGCCTCTATACTATGCGGATAGTTGTTGTATTATGGATCGCAACTCAAGTCATCCTATTATTATTGTTATTGTTATTGTTATTGTTGGTCATATTCTTTGCCTCTTAGGGAGTAAAATCCCCTGAGAGGTTTTTTATTAATCCGCTCCTAGATCTGCGTGTGGATTTGGGCTGATCCACTCTCCTGTAGATCTATCGCTGTGCCCTCGGTTGCTCAGTATTTTCATGCGCTCTCTCACTACGATATCGACGCACTTTTCCCCAATAGATTCGGCCTTAAATGGCTTTAATAGTTGAGAGAACTCCTCTTTTAATTTTGCGTGTGTTGATGGTTGCATCATATTTTTCCTTTTGTTTTTAATTATTATCGTTACGTTTGGAATTAAATGTTTGTGTGTCTTGAGGTAATATCCCGACGATGAGGTTCGTTGAGGTTGGATTTGCGTTTGCCCACGATGGATATCTCACATCTATTGAGTAATTATTATTGTTTATTACGAATCGAACGTCACCAGAGTTTAAAATAACCTGATGATCTGTTAGGAGCTGAGAGAGATCCGTAAAAAAGCTCCGTGCTTTATCTTCCATATTGTCCTTTTTTGTTTTTAGTTGTTGTCGTCGTTACGTTTGGAACTAAATATTGGTGCGTCTCGAGGTAATAACCTGACGATGAGGTACGTTGAGGTCGGATGCGCATTTGCCCGCGATGGGCATCACACTTTATTGTGTAATTATTATTGTTGACCGCGAACCGAACGTCACCAGAGTTTAGAATAACATGATGATCTGTTAGGAGCTGTGCCAGAGCCTCAAAAAACACCTTTGCTTTATCTTCCATGTATTCCTTTTTTGTTTTTGTTTATCATTTTTTCCTCCCCCATCTTAGCATGGGGGATGCGACTACCGTGACATAATAAAATATAGTTGCCAGAGGTGCGGTCCAGCTATCTCGAGTTGTGAGATAGTGCAGGCGGAGCATTTCTAGGTTTGCCTCTCTCATAGTGTGGTAAGTTTGATACGCGGTCGATTGGTGCATGTAGTCGTGTACAGAGCACGGCTCCTCTAGGGCTGCTATTTTTGTGGGCATAACGAACGGCCAAATCCCGCACCTCGCGACCGGATCTAATCCTGGCCCCTGATCTTCGATTGCGTAAACGGTCCCGAGTTTATCCCGGTAGATTTGATCTACTCCCTCTGATATTTCGAGAATTCCGAATCGTTTGGTAATTATATATTTGCTGTTTTGCATCCGTTATCCTGTTGAAATAGAGCTTCTTGCGCCAATCGTTTTACTGCGATTTCGCAATATTTTTCTTCGCGCTCAATTCCTATCGAGATTTTTCCTAGATCTTTTGCGGCTCTGAGTGTGGTCCCCACACCCATGAACGGATCTATGACTGTCGAGATCGTTTTTTTTCATTTTNTCCTCCGCNCGATCTATGCACCACCNCATTAGATATTGAGGTTTTTGGGCGGGATGATATCGATCTTCCTTGATTTTTTGTTGGTAGCCGTTCCACATCCAACGTAACCGGCGCACTGCTCCCGGGAGGTTAGTCCAAGCCAACTCACAATCTGCAAAGTCTGTATCTCCTCGGTCCTTGTCCCATACTAACCAACAATCCGATGCGGGGAGTAGATCCGCGTAGTAATTGCCCCCAAATATGATCGCGTTATCCGCAGCCGCAACTGTTAGCGCAAGTAGGCTAGGGGAGACTCGCTCGTTATCCCAAGTGAGATCCTCTCCGTAATCTCGTTTCGGGACGAGCGCATCTTTTTTGCGTCTGCCTCCTGCTAGTCTGCTCCTTACTAACCCGACCCCGATGCCGTACGGCGGATCGGTTAATACCAGATCGCACTGAGGTAACCGAGGTAGGAGATCCGAGCTATCTCCGTGGTAGATTGTGCAAGTGTCATCCTGATAATACGGGGGCAGCATATTATTACGTTTGTTTTTCTAAGTTTAGAAA